GTGAAGACCGAGCTGCAATCGTGGCTCCGCGAGCAAATGCGCCCAGCGAGGGGCCGATGACGCGTGGCCAGACTTGGCCAGTCGTGACCGCTCGTGAGGCTTGCGCGGGCCTGCTAGCGCGTGCGTCCCTTACATTGCGCGGGATGCTGACCATCCGATGAGGAGCGCGCCAACATGAGCAAGAAACCGACGCAGCAAGTATCTGCGCCCGACGCGCCTGCGCGCGAGGTCGCCGCGGAGTGGGTGCCCATCACGGAGTTGAAGCCGTGGAAGGACAACCCGCGCAAGAACGATGGCGAGCCGGTGCGCAAGGTCGCGGAGTCGATCAAGCGCTTCGGGTTCAGCTCGCCCATCATCGCGCGGGCCAACGGCGAGATCATTGCGGGGCACACGCGCTGGAAGGCGGCGCAGACGCTAAAGCTCGATCGCGTGCCGGTACGCTTCCTCGACCTTGACCCTGCCGAAGCGCATCTGCTCGCGCTGGCCGACAACAAGCTCAACGAGTTCGCGGAGTGGAACGACGCGCAGGTCGCGTCAATCCTGAGCGACTTCGGCCTTCCCGACGCCGAGCTGGCTGGCTGGACGTCGGCCGAGCTGGACAAGCTCGCGAGCGCGTTGGCGGGCGGCGGTCTGAACGGTGGCATCAATGACCCGCAAGACGAGTGGGCTGGAATGCCTGAGTTCGTGCAAGAGGACAAGACGGCTTTCCGCAGCGTCATCGTGCACTTCAAGACGCAAGACGACGTCGATGCGTTCGCTGAATTGATTCAGCAGAAGCTAACGGAAAAGACGAAAAGCGTTTGGTTTCCAGAGGCAGAGATCGAAACCTACGCCGACAAGCGCTATGCCGCTGAATCCTAGGTTCCCGCTCTACATACCGACAAAAGGTCGGCACGAGTATATGGTCACGTCCAAGGCGTTGACCGCGATGGGCGCGCGTCATTTCTTGGTCGTTGAGCCTCAGCAGGAGGCCGACTATCTACGCGCCGTGTCTAGGTTCAAGCTGCTTGCCGACGTCGTCGTGATGGACTTGACGTTCAAGGAGCGATACGAACTCTGCGACGACTTAGGATTGACAAAAAGCACGGGCCCCGGTCCTGCGCGAAACTTCGCGTGGCATCACGCCATGTCCAACGGGCACGCGTGGCACTGGGTCATGGACGACAACATCAAGGCGTTCTACCGGCTCAATCAAAATCTAAAAGTCCCAGTCGCAGATGCGACTATCTTTTACGCTATGGAAGACTGGGCTCTGCGATATCGCAACGTCGCGATGGTCGGGCCTAATTACTTTCGCTTCGCCGCGCGCAAATCGAAGATGCCGCCTGTGGCGTTTAACACTCGCATCTATTCGTGCAACCTGATCCGCAACGACGTCCCGCATCGCTGGAGAGGTCGATATAACGAGGACACGATCATCTCGCTAGATATGCTAAAAGCGGGATGGTGCACGGCGCAGTTCAACGCGTTTCTTCAAGAGAAGATGGACACGCAGGTTTTGCCGGGCGGAAACACTGCGGAGTTTTACCTCGCGGAAGGTAAGAAACGAGACGGGGCGAAGTACGCTGACACTGGCACAATAGCCAAGTCAGAAATGCTTGTGCGCGTTCATCCAGACGTCTCAAAAATGGCGTTTCGGTTCAAGCGCTGGCATCATCACGTGGATTACGCGCCCTTCAAGACGAACAAGCTCATCAGGCGCGACGACGCTCCGTACGCGACCGGCGTCGAAAACTTCGGAATGTCTTTGAAGAAGATCAAGTGACATGGCCCGACCTACTCGACTCACCGCCGAAGTCCGCGAGAGCATCCTGCGCTCGATGAGGCTCGGCCTCTTCGCAGAGCAAGCGGCGCAGCTCGCGGGCATCGCTGAGCGCACGCTGGACGACTGGATCCGCAAGGGCCGCGACGGTATCGAGCCGTACGCCAGCTTCTACGCCGACTTCTCCGCAGCGAAAGCGCAGGGCGAGCAGTCATACGTCGGCGTCATCGGCAAGGCCGCGGCGGGCGGCAACTGGAACGCGGCGGCGTGGATTCTCGAGCGGCGGCATCCGAAGCGCTGGGGGCCGAAGGTGCGCATGATTGTCGAGGAGGAGCAGCGCGACTTCCTTGAGCGGCTACGTGCTAGGCTGACGCCCGAGGCATATGCAGCGGTCATCCGCGCGGCGACTGACGACTCTGGACCGGCTACTGACGCAGGAGAGGGCGACCCTCACTGACGTCTCGGTGGAACGCCCTCGCGCGCGTCTGCCGCTTGTGGACTACGTGCACAGCCTCTCGCCGCGTTGCGAGCCGCCGCAGCACCTTGCGCCGGTAGCAGCGCTCTTTGAGCGCGCGATGCGTGGCGAGACGGTGCGTGCGTGCGTCAGCGTCCCGGCGCAGTTCGGGAAGACGACGCTCATCCAGCATGGAATCGTGCAGATGTTGTCGCGGCATCCGACGTGGCCGATCGTCTACGCGTCCTACAGCGCGGACTTCGCGCACGACCGCAGCAAAGAGATTCGCGACCTCGCGCGTGAGGCTGGCTTGTCACTGCGCGACGACACGAGCGCGGCTGGACGCTGGCGGCTTGTCGAGGGTGGCGGTTTGCTCGCAACGGGCATCGGCGGGCCGCTGACCGGCTACGCGGCGCAGATCGTCGTCATCGATGACCCTCACAAGAATCGCGAGGAGGCCGAATCGCGGCGCGAGCGGGAAAAGATATCCGACTGGCTGCGCAGCACGGCGCTGACGCGCATCGCGCCGAATGGCAGCTGTCTGGTCGTGCACACTAGGTGGCACCCGGACGACCTTATCGGGCGCTTGGAGGCCGACAACTGGGAGGTTGTCAATCTTCCCGCCATCACCGCCGAGGACGAGTCGCTGTGGCCATCGCAAAGGCCGCGCGAGTTCCTTCGCCAGCGTGAGCGCGAGGTCGGCCCGTATGAATGGGCAGCGCTCTACATGGGCCAACCACGCGCACGCGGAGGCGCAGTCTTCTCAGCGACGCCGACGACGTACGCGACGCCACCGGGCGAGCTCACGCGCGGCATCGGCCTCGACCTCGCGTACAGCGCAAAGACCTCCGCAGACTGGTCGGTGGCTGTCGTGATGGGCAAGGCAGGCAGCGGCGCGGACGCGAAGTACTACGTCCTCGACGTGCTGCGCGCGCAGATGCGAGCATCGGATTTCGCGCAGCAGCTGGCGATGCTCAGGACGCGCTGGCCGCACACGGCATCGCGCATCTACGCAGGCGGCGCTGACCGTGGCGCGCTGGACTTCCTCGCGTTGCCGCCACCTAGAGGAGTCGGGCTGCAAGTCGAGGTCAAGACCGCAGTCGGTGACAAGTACAGCCGCGCCACACCGCTGGCAGCAGCGTGGAACGCAGGCCGCGTGCTGGTACGCGAGGGCGCTGCGTGGCTGCCTGACCTCTGCGACGAGGTCGCGCGCTTCACAGGACAGGGCGACGCGCACGACGACCAGATCGACGCGCTTGCAGCGGCTTTCGACTTGCTCGCGGAGATGCACGTCGGCAGCGGCGTCGCGAGCACTGGCAGACGCGTGAGCGCTGACCTGACGACAGACTACGCGCCCCGCGTCGGGCGCAAGAACTACTGGGGTTAGCAATGCCGTCTCGCAAGCCACGCACGCAGCCCGCGGCCACCGTCGCCGCAGCTGCGCCCGTCGAGCCGATGGGGCAGGTCACGCGCATCCCCGAGATGGGCCGCGTCATCCGGCCGCAATCGCTCTCCGCGATCAGCGGGCGCGCGCTACAGCCGGTGTCACCGGGGCGCATCAGCACGGCGCTGCGCGAGCTTGACTTCGGCAACTACGAGTATTGGGCGGACATGGCGACGCAGATGCGCCGTGACCCCGTTGTGCGTCGCGCGTACTCCACGCGCCGCTCGTCGGTGGCTGGACGCGGGTTCGCGGTGAGGATGGCCGACGACGTCGCGCCTGAGATGCGCGGCGCGGCCGAAGAGTTGGTGCAGTTGACCAAGGAGTGGCTGACCAGCCTCGAGGCGCGCGAGACGTTCCTGATGCGCGTGCTTGACGCCATCGGCATGGGTATCTCGTGTCACGAGCTTGTCTGGTCGCGTCGCGGCGGCGCGTGGATGCCGCAGCCGGTGCCGGTGCAGACGCGCAATCTTCGCTACGCGCAGGACTGGTCGCTCGAGGTCAGGGACTTTGATTATCAGTGGTACAACACGATCAACTATCCGGCGAAGTTTCTCACGCACGTTCCGTGGACAGACCCCGGACGGCCGATGGACCAAGGGGATTTCCTAGCGGCGGTCTTTTACTGGCTTTTCAAAAGGAATGTTTGGACATTCTGGTTGATCGGCGCGGAGAGATTCGGGAATCCCTTGGTCCTCGCGCAGATGGCCGCGTCGTCGGATAGCGCGCAGCGGCAGCGCATCCTCGATGACCTTCAGCAGCTCACGGCCGACAGCGTCGGTGTCACGAGCGGCACGTCGGATATCAAGATCATCGACCCCGCGGGCGCAGGCTCGACGGGCGTTTGGAAAGAGCTTCGCGCGTCGCTGAACGAGGAGCTGTTCCTTGCGCTCGGCGTGTCGCCCGACCTCTACCTCAGCGGCGCAAACGGGTCGCGCTCGAGCACGGAAACGCGCGACGGCGTGCGGCTCGAAAACAGCAAGCTCGACTCGACGCTGATGTGGGGCTCGATCACGCGCGACGTTGTGCGGTGGTTGGCCTATTACAACTTGCGCCGCGCCGATATCCCGCTGCCGGTCATCGAGACGCTCTTTGACGACAGTCTGCCGATCACGCGCGACGCGATCGACACGGGCAGCGTCCGCGTCAACGAGATTCGCGCCTCGCTGGGCTTGCCCGCGTGGAGCGTCGAGGACGGCGGCGAGGAGGTCGCGAAGATTCAGCTACCGCCCGCGCCTCCCGGCTCACCGCTGCCCTTTGAAGCCGCGCCGCCAGTCGAGACGGGCTCGCCATCGATCGAGGTCACGACGCCTGCTGACACGCTCGGAGGTGCGTCCGCGGAGCGCCCTTTCTCGACGTCGCCGGGCTCGGCGCATGGGATGCCAGCGCTGTCGACGAGGTCGGTGACTTCGCAGACGTCCTCGCTCTCAGCGACGAGGCCGATCAGGCGCGCGTACGCGCAGTCATCGGGCGACCCTACGTCGTCGCCGCAGAAACCACGCTAGAGGGCGTCGT